AGATTCATCTTTTCTATCTTTGTATCCCTGTTTTTTCTTTTTAACAGATCCACCTTTTTTCATACCAGAACTTCCATATGGAAATCTTACTGGTGATCTTACTCCGTTTTGTCTCATTTTTTTCCTCCGTGTTGTTTAAATATTTGTGTACCCTTTATACCATAGATACTCGCCACGACAAGGATCCATAAATTTGTAAACCATTTCGGAAGCTCTGAGAACATCTCGAAAAACAATTTTACCTTGTCCATCGCTGTTGGATCATCTGATATTACTGCCCACGCCAAAATTCCTATGGGCAAACTTAAAATTATCAAAACCGCCTCGTCCTTCCAGTCCGATTGACGGGCCTCTAATAATTTACCTTGGTAAGCTTCCTTTCCTTCGGCCATACGAGAAGCGTGCATAAGCTGTGCATCTGACATAGCTATTTTCGTCTTCTGCTTGTTAGCATAAATTTTACTTCCAGCAGAAACGGCTAATTTAATTGCCGATAACCACATGTTAGTACCAAGTAGCTTTTACAGGTTTTTTATCAGCTCTTAAAGCTTTAGTTCCTTTTACAGTAACTACTTCTGCTTTAGTGCCGCTCGTCATAGGAATAGTAACTCCGCCTGTTGCATAACCATCAGCTCCAGCTCCTAGTTCTTTTACAACTTTAGGGTCTTTATTCATAAAACCTGAACCTTTAGTCCAATCTTTGCTCATAATGTTTCTCCTTGTTAATATTATAGTTAATTTTTCTTAAAATTTCTACCGAAATCGTGTCTTTTACTTTGATCTGACATTTGTTGTTTAGCAATTGACACTCCTGCACGTAATCCAGCTAATTCTTCGTTTTGTTCTAGCTTTTCATCGTGTTGTTGGTCGTTCATCATAGCTCTCATAGTGTCTAAATCAAGTCTAGCTTCATTATTTGAATTTCTGTCTTGATCAGCTCTAGCTTTTAAGTCTAATTCTCTAGATTTTAGTTTAAGTAGTGGATCACCACCTACTTCACTGCTAATTTTATCTTCTTCTTTAGCATAATCTATAGTCATTTCTGCAATCAACACTGCTTTTCTAGCTTCGATCTCATCTGTAATCTGTTTTATACGTTGTTGACTTTGCATAGCCATTGGATTTTGTTGCATCATCTGTGGATTTTGCATCATTGGTGCTAATTGTTGTTGTATCATTTGTAATTCTTGCATTTCTTGTACAAATTCTATTTGTACTTGCTCTTGTGCCATTAAACTAATGTGTTCAAGTATGTTTTTTTGTAAACCCATCATTGCCATAGGATTATTTTGTACCATAGAGATTGACATGAAACTTAAATGAGCATCAATGTGTGCTTTGTGGTCTTGACCTGGGAAAGCTTGAAAAGGTTTACCACTAATAGACAAAATATGTTCTAAACTTGGGTCCATTGGTTGTGGTTGTTGTGGAGGTGGTAAGATTGCGTTTATATTTTTAATACCAAACGCTTCATACATAGATCTATACGCTTGATACATATTATGCATTTTAGGATTTGATTGTGCAAGTTGTAATTGTGCTTGAGCCATAGAAATTCTTTGTGTTTGAGAATAAATGTTTGGATCTGCAACAGGTAAAATATCTATCTTGTCATCAAAGTCTAAAACTTTAATATTTCTTTGTGCACCTGGAACATCATAAGGATATTCTGGTGGTAAATAAGTTTTAAATACCTGTGCTAGTAATTTAAATTCTGATTTTAAACCAACGTATAATCTTTTGTGAATCGCTGACATTACACGAGAACCACGTTCTAATAATGCAACAGTTGTACCAACTGCAGCTTGTTGATTCATATCTCCAACTTGTGAATCTGCAATACTTGCAAATCTTTGAGCAGAGCTAACACAAATACCCATTAATTGTAATAAAGTTCCGTCAGGACCTTTAAATGGTAATTGCATAAACTGATCTTTAATATTTCCACCTGGTACATCTACATCTCTGAACTCACCAGGTTGTAATGGCTGTGCATCGTCTCTCATTCTAACACCTCTAGTTTTAAAACCAGCAGGTAAGTTAGCTAAAGTTCCAGCATCTAATAATTGTCTTAATGCAACAGTAGCTGTACGTGATAAACCACCAATCATATGAATTAAACCTAAACCATAAAAACCCATACCTGGTAAAAATTTAAAATGTACAAAATAATCTTTTTTCTTTTTTAACTGATCTTCTGCTTCAAAGTTTCTTCTAATAGATAAAATTTTTCCATTCGCTTCATCCATAGTAATGATGTAAGGCAGTTTAATTCCAGTGGGCTCACCATCTTCAGGATTCACATCTTCGTATCCTTCCAAATCTACGTTGACATGCATTTCTAAAATTGTGTACATGTCTTCACTACCATTTTGAGTAATGCCTTCTAATTCTAATTCTTTTTGTTTTAATTGATTTTCTGTAACCGGCGGTTCTCCCAAATCAATGTCTTTGTAAAAGCCATTGATTTGTTGTTTACGTAAATCATTTTGAGAAATACGTATAACATGGATTACAGCTTCCGCATCTTCTAATGAGGTAGCAGAGTACGGCACCACTAAATCGTCAGCGGGTATAAATTTAGAAACAGCTCTACCTAAAAGATCATCATAGTAAACTTTCTTAAAGGTAGAACCACTTAGGGGTAGATAGAAAAGCATTTGATCAAACTCTGGTTCATACTCTTTCATCTGATCCATAATTTGATAATTCATAAAATCTTTAACACGTTTAGATTGCTCTTCTTTAGGAACATTAATATCTCCTAAAATTTGAGTTCTAACCGGACCTTCTGCAGGTAATAATTCTTTGTAAGCTTGTGCTTGAAATTGTGTTACAGCTTCTGCAAGCACTGGGTGAGTAACTGAACTTGCACCTCTAAAAGGTTCTGTTCTAGTTATATATTTAAATCCAAGTAGACTTAATCCTTCTTTATAACTTTCTTCCCAATCTTGTCTTGATTGTTTGTAATCTTTATACTTGTCCATTAGTTCTGAACCTAATGAATCTAAATCTTGATCATCTATAAATTCTGCTAAGTTAGCATTGTGGTCTTGACCCCCTTCAGGGTCTGTTTCATTTGGATCAAAGTTAATAGTTGCACTACCATCTTCTTCCATTTCAATTTCTGTTTTTCCATCCATTGATGTATCAGTAACAGCTTCAGTAGCATCTACTGTTTCTTCCTCTGGAAGATCTATTTCAATTGGATTATTTGGTAAACTTTTGTCTATTTCAGCCATGGGCTATTCTATCCTCTATTCTTGATTGATTCAACACCTGAAAGGTGTGTATCAGTTGTTTTGTTAAAAGTCAATGTTGGTGTCATCCATCAACATATCGTTGTATATTCCCCTATCGTAATCACTCATTTGATTCATTTTCTCAATCTCATCTTGTGCAAATTCATAATAATCTTTTCCTAATCCTGCCGCTGTCATTGCTGCGCCGATTGGAGTTCCCATTCTTAATAACTTACCCGCACCAATTCCCATCATTCCTAATCCAGCCATAGGATCTGCTAATGCTTCTGGTAAACTTTCACCTTGATCCATATTTTCTTTTACTGTCATAGCAGTTGTAGCTATTCCTGCAGGTGCTGCTAAAGTTTTAATTAAACCTTTTAATAATGCACTGCCGGGTTTTGTCATACCTGCTGCTCCTACTGCACCAGCTACAGTTAGTGGTTCGGGATTATCTGCTGCCCATTCTAAAAGATTTGATTGTGAAGCAACATCATCACTTCCTGTTTTTACAATTGAACCAATAGTTGGATTATAAGTTATAGCGGCTTCTGCTTCATTACCAGTTGCCATCATACCACCTATTATCGCAGCGGGGATTGCGGTCTTTGCTTTGCCAAAGTTTTTAAACATGTTAAGCATTTTAGATTTTTCTGGTATAGGAGCTTTGTCTGCGGTTGTTACATCAGTAGTTTTTTGAATTAAATCTAAATCTATTTTTTTCTTTCCTAATTGTACAATTTCATCAGCTTGCTTTTTAGTAATTTTAGCAAAATCTAAATCACCTAATTTATTATTAAAGGCCATTCCTTTTTTAGGATCAAAACCAATGTCTTTTATTTTTTTATAGTTACCTTTGTCATCTACGTTAAATGTTTCAAAGTTAACAAAACCTTGAACGTTTGTTCCTTTTAATTGTCCTCGTAAACCTTTTACAATACTATTATATTTTTCTGCTGCTTGTTTCTTCC